GCCTTTCTGATCAAGATCGGACAGGTAGCACCAACAGCAGCACCTACACCTAAGCCAGTAACTAAGAAAGACGAGGAATAATCCGATGGCAGTTTATTTAGCAAACACTGGAGTTCTAACTGTTAATGCGGTAGATCTCTCAACATTAGTTACATCTGTAACTATCAACCGAGCATTTGATGAGCTAGAAGTCACAGCTCTTGGCGATTCCGGTCATCGTTATATTAAGGGTCTAGAAGCCTCAAGCATTACGATCGACTTTATCAATGATGCAGCAACAGCAAAGACACTTCAGACACTAAACACAAACTGGGGTTCTAATGTAACTGTAACATTTAAGCAGACATCTGCTGCTACTTCAGCTGACAACCCACTTTACACAATGACATGCTTGGTCAATAACATTACACCTGTAAATGGTGCTGTTGCAGACCTATCTACTCAGAGCGTAACTTGGAACGTATCAGGTACTATTGCAGTAACATCCGCATAAAAAACTAACAAAGGGGCAAAACCATGGCAAAACTAAAGATAGTTCGTACAGATGGAAGCGTACTAGAAGGCGAAATTACTCCAGCAGTGGAGTACTCGTTTGAGCAGTACGCTAAAAAGGGCTTCCACAAGGCGTTTCGCGATGAAGAAAAGCAGAGCGATGTCTATTGGTTAGCATGGGAAGTAACACGCAGGTCAGGTGAAACTGTTAAGCCTTACGGTTTAGAGTTTATCGAAACACTGAAGTCAGTAAGTGTCGAGGACTCAGACCCTTTGTCTTAAAGCGCGATCTTCCGTTCACCTATCTAATCGCTAGGCTAAGCATTAGATTGGGAATCGCGCCACAACAATTATTGGAATTAGATAAGACCATGCTAGATGCTCTAGTACAAGGTCTAAAGGATGAAGCGAAAGAGGTGAGCGATGCGAGTAAAAATAGAAGGCGTTAAACAAACTCGCAAAGCCCTTAGAGATTTTGCTCCTGACTTAAACAAACAATTAAACGCAGAGTTAAAAGTTGCACTAGCTCCTATTGCTAAAAAGGCTAGGGGCTTTGTGCCTTCTGATTCTCCTATGTCTGGCTGGGCTAGTCGATCATTTTCAGAGGCTCGGTTTCCCTTTTTTAACGCTAGTGCTATTCGCTCTGGCATAGGTTTTACCACAAAAGCGGGTAAGACAACTAGATCAGGCTTTACATCTAATGCAACTATTTTCAATAAGTCTGTTGCAGGTGCTATTTATGAAACAGCAGGCAGAGCTAATAATGGTCAAGGTCAGCCTTGGGTAGGTTCTAAAGCAGGTGGCACATCTAAAAAGGTAAGTCGATCTACTAACCCTAATGCAGGCACACAATTTATTGAAAACCTTGGAGACCTAACAAGTAGCACAAAAGGTCGCGGTCGTTTAATTCTTAAGGCGTGGGCTCAAGATCAAGGCAAGGCTTATGGTGCAGCCACTAAAGCAATCGACAAAGCCGAACGCGCATTTATGGAAAGATCTAAAACCTCTACCTTTAGGAAGGCTGCCTAATGGCTATAGATATTAACATTGGCTCCAAGCTAGATAGTAAAGGTTTTAAGCAAGCAGAAACAGCTGTAGATAAACTCAATAAAAATGCCAAGAATCTTGCTCGTACATTCGGGATAACCTTTGGTGCTTCCGCTGTTCTTGCTTACGCTAAGAAATCTGTAAAAGCAGCAGCAGCAGATCAAGCTGCTCAAGCATCTTTAGCACAAACATTAAAAAACCTTGGCTTCCAGAACGCTGCTACTGCTGCATCTGTAAATGATTTTATTAGTTCATTAGAACGTCAAACAGGCATATTAGACGATGAACTTCGTCCAGCCATGGATCGTTTATTGAGAGCAACTGGCTCAGTAACCGAGTCACAGAAGTTGATGAACCTTGCACTTGATGTTAGTGCTGGTACTGGCAAGACTCTAACTCAAGTTTCACAAAGTCTCCAAAAAGCATATTTAGGACAAACCCAAGCACTAGGTCGTTTAGGCGTAGGCTTATCTAAAGCAGAATTAACCTCATCTAATTTTGAGGAGATTACCGCTCGACTAGGTGTTTTATTCGCCGGTCAGGCTAAGCGTCAAGCGGAATCTTTTGAAGGATCTATTAACAAGTTAGCAGTTGCAGCCAATAACGCTTCTGAAACAATCGGCACTGGTCTTATTGATGCTCTTAAAATGCTAGGCGAAGATACAAGCGTTGATGACCTTGCTTCCAATATGCAGGATACTGCTACTTATGTTGCAGACGTTATTCGCGGTATTGGAGTCCTTACAGCTAAATTAAAGAACATCCCAGTGGTAGGAAGTTTCAATGTAGGAATGATTCCCATCGTTGGGTCTTATATTGAATTACTACGCAAGGCTGGAATCCAGACAAAAGAACTAACAGCAGCGGATAATGCTCACCTACAGTCTTTACTATCATCTTTTAATGTTGTTAAAAAGACCAGCGATGCCGCTAAAAAACTAACAGCAGAAGAATTAAAAAAGTTAAAAGCCAAGCAATTAGGCGTAGCTATTGATAAGGCTAATCTTGCATTAGGCAAGGGTGGCACTGCCTTTGACATGGAAGCAATCCAACTTGAAGCAGCTAAAATAAATCAAGTTGATCAATTAAAGAAAGCAACTAGCGCATATCAACTTTTAGTGATTACTAATGATCTTACTCGTTTGTCAGTATTGAGAGATATTAAAACTTTAGAGGATGCTATTGCTTCGGGTGATGTAAAAAGAATTGAAGCAGCCACTAAAGCACTTAACGAGAGTACAAAACTTCTTGGTGTTTTAACTAATCAAGAACTTAAGATAATTGATATTAAAAAACTCTTAGAGGCATTGGCTGCAAAAGATCTAATTAGTTTATCTAACTTAAATGATGCTAAAAGGATATTAGATAGTCTAAATATCCCTTCTGGCGGAAAAATTACTGTTGAAATTAGCGCAGCAGCCGAGGCAGCTCTAGCAGCACTGGCAGCTGCAACAGCAGCAGCAAAATTGGCAGCAGGTACTACTAAAAGGACTTTCACCTCAACAGAGATAAATGACATTATTAGAAGGCTTACTAGCGGTCAGAAAATTACTGCTGCAGAAGGCTTAGCTATTGGCGTAACAGACCCTAAATCTCTTAGACCAGCTACTGCAACTGATATTGAAAATCGAACTACAACTTCTAACTCACCTCCATTGCCTACAGCTGTTACATCTAGTTTCGGCGATCCAGCTCTTTTAGCTTCTATTATTGCTGCCATATCCATTGCTGCTACAGCAGCAGCCGAAAACGCTGCTGCCATCAAAGCTGGTAATAGTCAGCCTGTGACAGTAAATAACAACTTTAATGGTGTGATTGGAGATCCTAACGCGCTTGCAAGCCTAATCACAAGCATTGTACAAAATGCTATCGACCGAGGCACAATTAAAGCCGGTACGATTTTATGACATGGCTTCCAGAATGGCGAGTAACGGTTGGCGATGATGTCTATACCACTGTTACAGCTGTCAGTTATGCCACAGGTCGCACAGACATTGATCGGCAACCTACAGCAGGCTACTGCCAAGTCGACATTATCAATAGTACTAATGCGCCCTTCACTATCAATGTCACAGAAAGCGTAACCTTAGAACTTAAAAACTCTACAGGTGCTTACGTCACTGTATTCGGTGGAGAAGTATCAGACTTTAACATTGCAGTCAGAAGCCCAGATGAGACAGGCTTTGTGACTACTGGCACTATCCTTGGAGTTGGAAGCCTTTCTAAACTTACAAAGTCCATCTATAACACAGCCCTCGCAGAAGGCTTGGATGGCGCACAGATAGGCGAAATTCTTGGCAGCGCACTTAATCTTAAATGGAATGAAATAACTCCAACTGTGACGTGGGATACATATCCTCCAACTCAGACATGGAATGATGCAGAGTCTTACATCGGCACTATTGACTCAGGCTATTACACGATGATTAGTCAGACTGCCAGTCCTACTGCAAAGTCTGGATCTCTTGCAGATCAGATAGCACAAAGCGCACTCGGTCAGCTCAACGAGGATCGCTATGGAAATGTGAATTATGACGATGCCGATCATAGGTCTAATTATCTTATAGCCAATGGCTTTACTAACCTTGATGGATCTTATGCAACTGCTAGCAGCATCCAGTCTCAGACTCAGATCGCTCGTATCCGTAACAGCCTGATCTATCGTTATTCAACTGGCTACAATTCTACCTACACTGACTCTGATCAAGACTCTATAGCCTCTTTTGGTCTCTTTGAGAAGTCTAGTGAATCTAACATTAAAGACATAGTTGATATTACTCAGATCGCCACTAGAGAGCTTACCCTTCGTAAAAACCCTAGAGGCTCACTAGGTGCTATAACTTTCCGCCTCGACAATTCCAATATGCCAGATGCAATGCTGGACAACCTTATTGGGATATTCTTCGGTCAGCCTGTCTTAATTGACAATCTGCCAAGCAACCTTTTGGGCGGTGCATTTGATGGCTTTGTGGAGAACATCGCTCTACGGGCTAACCCTACTTCTGTGGACATGACTCTTTATGTGTCAGCTACAGACTTCTCACTAACTACCACACAATGGGAAACGGTATTACCATTCTCCCTAATCTGGACAGGTGTAAATGGTACACTTACTTGGACTAACGCGATCGGAGCACTAACCTAATGAGCACAACCACCCCGAACTTCGGATGGGTCGTTCCCACATCGAGCGACCTTGTAAAAAATGGCGCAGTAGCCATTGAAACACTGGGCGATTCTATTGATGCGTCTATGGTCGATCTTAAAGGTGGCACTACTGGTCAGGTGCTATCCAAGACATCTAATACAGACATGGACTTTACATGGACTACTGCTTCAAGCGCACCCTCTGTCAATCTTTTATTAAATTCTAATTTTGCATTAAACCAACGAGCTTATGTTTCAGCAGCCAACTTAGCTTCTGGTACTTATGGTTTTGATCGATGGAAGTCTAATTATACAAACACCACATTAACTTTTACAGCATCCACGCAAGGTCAATCTCTTACGATAAACGCGAGTGGTGGATTGCAACAAATCATAGAACAAGGTTTAGTATCTGCTGGCACTTATACACTTTCGTGGACAGGCACAGCAACGGGTCGCGTTTATAATTCAGGTGGCACACCACCATCTTACGCTGCTTCGCCTGTTACCTTTACCGCTGACGGAACTGCGAATGTGGTCGTGGAATTTACAGCGGTTAGCACAACAAAAACATTATCAAAAGTGCAATTTAATGCCGGTACTAGCACAGCATGGGCATTGGCTACCCCTACATTACAAACAGAATTGGCAGCTTGTCAGCGTTATTATCAAAGGTATGGGATGAACGCATCACAGGCAACACCTATTTCGACCGCATTTTTACAATCAACTACGGATGCAAGCGCGTCGATGGGCTTGCCAGTTAGTATGCGCGTAGCACCTACTGCTGGAACTTCTGCAACTGCTGATGTTGTTGTTGTATGGTCTGCCGGAACTTCTGCAACTTCTAACTTAAATCTTGATTTGTCAAGTCCATTGGGAATTTTGTTTAGAATTACTACTACCGGTTTGACAACTGGTCAAGCAGGAAGATTTCAGGTTGCAGCAGGTGCAACTAAATTCTTTGATCTAACGGCGGAGTTATAAAAATGATAATTGAAATACAGGAAAATGGTTACATTAAAAAAATTTGGGAAGATGGATCAATTTCAATTATTCCAACTGACCCATTGAATAGCGATTATCAGGCATATCTAGCGAGCCTTAATGAAACCTCAGTTAAGTAAGGCTGCTCAACAACTTCGGGAACAGTTCGATGACTCATACCCAAGTCGTGACCGCACATCGGATGGCTGGATCGGTGATACCAGACACGCAGCTCGCCCTAGCGATCATAATCCCGATGTTAATGGTTGGGTTCGTGCCATCGATGTTGATCGTGATGTCAGTGGTCGGAGCAAGCCAGACCTCATGCCAGATATTGCAGATCAGATTCGTCTCTTATGCAAGTCTAAAAAAGAAAGACGCATTGCCTACATTATCTTTGATGGTCGTATTGCCTCAAGCAAAAAGGCTTGGGCTTGGCGAACATACGAGGGCTCAAACAAACATAACCACCACTGCCATATCTCGTTTGAAAAAGAAGCTGACCTTAATGGGGCTTTTTTTCAAGTACCTATGTTAGGAGCCACAGAATGAATGAACTAAAGACAGCAGCAGGATCATGGGCGAGAGCCTTTCTAGTAGCAGTAATCAGCATGGCTGCTGCTGGGGTTTCAGATCCTAAAGCTCTTATTGCAGCAGGTGTGGCATCTATTCTGCCTCCAGTGCTCCGCTACCTCAATGCTAACGACCCTGCTATGGGTGTTAAGAAGTGACACAGACAGATTTTTTTGGTCTCTACATAAGCACACTCCTTGTAATTGGTGGGCTTGCAGGTTATGTAATCACTCATCTGCTATCAGAGATTAAGCGACTTAATCAGCGTGTCGATGAGATCTATAACATACTTCTAGAGCGATAATTTTGCCATGGCAAGAAAAGCAACTAAGGATTTAGTAGAGCAAGATTATTCAGCTCTTGATGCTTACTGCATTGGGATGTACGAGTTTGCTCAAAGTCTAAAGCGAGCAGGTTTTGACGAGGAAACTGTCCTCGGCATCATCGTAGAGCGATCCGCTTACCCTGCATGGATCTTGCCAGATCCAGTCGAGCCAGAAAGGTTCGGCGATTACGAAGATGAGGACGATGATTAAAAAACGATATCTCGTGATATCAGATCTCCAGATCCCGTATCATCATGAGCAAGCCGTTAAGAATTTAATCAAATTAGTAAAGCGCGAAAAGTTCGACTTAGTCCTTAATACTGGTGATGAACTGGACATGCAATCGCAGTCCAAGTGGGCTAAAGGTACTCACCTAGAATATGAGGGGCAATTAGATGCCGATAGAAGTTTGGCTCAAAGCATTCTCTGGGACTTGGGAACCACCGACATCACTCGATCCAACCACACAGATCGTCTTTACCACACTCTCGTTAGAGGAGCTCCTAGCCTCATCGGACTTCCAGAACTCGAGTACTCCCGCTTTATGGGTTTCAATGACTTGGGGATCCGTTTTCATAAGAAACCATTCGAGTTTCACAAAGGATGGGTTTTAGTCCATGGTGACGAAGGATCGATGAACACCAATGCAGGACTTACAGGTCTAGGTTTAGCGCGTAAGTTCGGCAAGTCTGTAGTTTGTGGACACACTCACAGAGCAGGTATAAGTGCCTTCACAGAGGGCATAGGAGCCTCATACAGGACTTTGTGGGGCTTAGAAGCAGGTAATGTTATGGATAAGAAGAAAGCCTCTTATTTGAAGGCTGGCAGTGCTAATTGGCAGATGAGCGTGGCAGTGATTGAAACTCATGGAGACCGAGTAAGTCCAATGCTCGTGCCGATAAACAAGGATGGATCCTTTACAATCTATGGACGACTTTACGCCTGACATCCGTACCACGCTCGATGATGCTGTAGACCTCGGAGAATCGTTATCGTTTCGTTACCTATATGTGCTTGATTATGTCAGATAGGCGTGAGACTCTAATTCTGTAAGCAGTCAAGGGCACTGCTACAGATAGGTACATAATGATTAACTCAATAACAATCATAGGAATGTTAGGGTTACTAATAGCTTCTAACTTTATATGGTATTGGCAAGGCTACAAGGATGGCAGACGCGAAGGTTATGTTCGTGGTCGCGATCTAAGCCGACAAGGTTTCTGGCAAGAATGAGAGCTAATGAAATCTTACTGACAGCCACCGACACAATCCGAGAGCGTGGGCTTCAGTACGGACATCCAGCCGATAACTTAGAGCACACAGCCATGTTGCTTAGTGCTTACTTACAGATGCCGATTCATGATTATCAGGTGGCAGGCATCATGGTTTTAGTTAAACTGGCTAGAACCAATCAATCAGCACAGCACATAGATAATTGGATTGATCTATGCAGCTATGGCGCACTGGCTGGACAACTAGCCACAGAGGAGAATGAGCTCTATGTTTAATTTAGCCGATTATGAGCCAGTGGAGGTTCGACTTGAAAAGTTTATTAAGGATTATCCAGCGTTTCGCATATCAACAGAGTTGGAAGTGGTCGAGGCTTCTCGATACATTGTTAAAGCGTATCTATACAAAGATGCTAGCGATGGCGTTGCTTGGGCAACAGGGTACGCTGAGGAGACAGTTACTAGTCGAGGTGTCAATCAGACTTCAGCACTGGAGAATTGTGAGACTTCGGCAATCGGCAGAGCACTTGCAAATGCAGGTTATGCTCCTAAAGGAAAGAGACCTAGCCGAGAAGAAATGAGCAAGGTAGTAACGCCTCGCGTTATTAAACCACCGGTACAAGATCTGGTACAAGCCATCCAAGCAGCTGACAAAGAGACAGCAGAACAGGATTATTGGACTACTCCAGTCAATGATTACATGAAGGTGGTAGATGCTCCGGTTACTTTAGAGAAGGCTATGGCGAATGTAGCTGCAATCATAGGTACAGGTGAAGCACAAGAAGCGCCAAGTTGCAAGCATGGACACATGCGTTGGCGCGATGGCGAGAAGAATGGTCGTGCATGGGGTGGGTATCAATGTGCTCACATGAACGCAGGTGGCGTCAAGTCTGACTGTCCGCCTGTTTGGTATCGCATGGGTAGTGATGGTAAATGGCATCCACAGGAGGTAAGGGTATAATGGGAAACATTGGGATAAAGATAAATGGCGAATGGCTTGATCTTATGTCAGCCTTCGTGCCATGTCAGTTATGTAATGAACCTGTTCAGATCCGCGATCTAGCGCACATCTCATCTGACTCTGTCAATGGTATTGTTAACTGGCAATGTGCGAAATGTAACGCAGTCAATGGATAACAAAGAGCAGCTATTAACATTCTTAATACTAGCTCTATTCATAGGTGGCGTGGCAATGGGGCTAATGCTTCATGGCTAGTCAAGCAAGAAAGCACAGAGGTTTTCGCACAGAGCGCGTAGTCGCACAGTACCTATCGACTGTCTGGCAAGGCGCATGTGTGGGAAGGGGTAGTGGCAAGGATATTGTTAATGTACCGTTTGATGTTGAAGTCAAAGCCCGCGCTGGATTTCAACCACTGGCATACATAAAGCAATTAAAAGCTCGGACAGCCATTTCGGGGGAATTAGGCTTCGGAGTTATTAGACTCAACGGACAAGGTGAAGATGCGCGTGAGTATGCCGCGATCATCCGTCTAGAGGATCTATTGCCACTACTCATATTAAAATACGGTCATCTTACTAGCGAACCCACAGATGCAGACATTGACCGCTGCACAGCCTGTGGGTCATACATGATACAGAGGTGCTTAACATGCCAGCCTATGACTACCGATGCTCAGACTGCAATCTTAGTCAAGAGATTAGCCATGGATGGTACGACCGACCAATAGTGCCATGCACTTACTGTAATGAGCCTATGGACAAGACAATAAGCACAGCTGCTATCCACTTCAAGGGCAAGGGATTCTACTCTACAGATAAATAGTTATCCACAGAAGTTATCCACAGGGTAACAATAAGGAGACATTATGAGACCGACACGCCGTTTGACCAGCACTTATATAAATGAACCAAGATCATCTGGTACGCTAACACAGCAGAGCCTCTCAAAGGCTCACCGCGAGCCCCTTAGGGGCGTAGCTCGCGGGGTGCTAGTAGCTATTGGGATATCTCTATTGCTAGTGCCTGATGCAGGTGGATCTAAACCAATGCAATATGTAAGCTATAAAGAATATGCATTACATCTATTACATTATGACTATAAGCAGTATGTATGCATAACAAAGCTCTATGGTAAAGAGTCAGCGTGGAATCCTAAAGCATCTAATGGATCTCATTACGGAATACCACAAGGCAAGAGTGAGTGGTTAAGAGATCAAGATGGTTATACTCAGGTACGATGGGGCTTGTCATACATTGAACACAGATACTCCAATCCATGCAATGCTTATGATCATTGGAGAAAATATAATTGGCATTAGATCCAAGAGACAGCAGGAAGTGGAGAGCATTGAGACTTACCATCCTAGCTCGTGACTCATACACCTGTGGTTACTGTGGTCAAGACGCCACAACAGTTGATCACATACTGCCGGTTCGCAAGCATCCTGATCAAGCAATGAATCCAGAGAATTTAATCAGTGCGTGTACTAAATGTAACAGCGCTAAAGGATCACGCTCACAAGGGGTTTTTTTAGCACAGCAGTTCACCCCCCCTGTATTTATTGACTATATCTCCCCGATTCAGTCCGAGACGATGCTGGACAGTCCGTTTAAGATCCGACCTGATACGAATCAATGACAACTAAGACCAGAAAGCCCAAGGCGCTACGAGGGGCAACTAAGCCAAGGCTTCACAGTCCACTTCTCAAGGGCGAAAACAAGCTGCAAGATGTTAAAGATCTATGCGAGATTGTAAAGATCCCTTTAATGCCTTGGCAGGAGTTTGTTCTCAAAGATATGCTGACTGTGAACAAAAAGGGTGAGTGGATTCGTAAAACAAACCTAATCTTGGTGGCTCGACAGAATGGCAAGACTCACTTAGCGCGTATGCTGATCCTCGCGCACTTGATTAAGTGGAATACTAACGTGCTTATTATGTCCTCTAATAGAAGCATGGCTTTAGACACCTTTAGACAGATCACTACACTATTGGAGACCAATGACCACCTCAAAGGATTCGTTAAGCAGATCCGACACGCCAACGGCACAGAGTCTATTGAGATGCTATCTGGAGCAAGGCTCGATGTTGTTGCAGCAACTAGAGACGGCTCTCGAGGCAGAAGCGTCAACGGACTCCTATATATCGATGAAATCCGAGAGATCACAGAAGAAGGATTCAGAGCTGCTACTCCTACAACTAGAGCTCACCCAAACTCTCAAACGCTTCTTACCTCTAATGCAGGAGACGCTTTCAGCACTGTACTCAACGACCTACGAGAGCGAGCGATCGACTATCCACCCAAGTCTTTTGGATTTTATGAATACTCAGCTCCGCAATACTGCAAGATAACTGATCGCAATGCATGGGCTTTGGCTAACCCCTCATTGGGGTACACAATCACGGAGGAAGCGATTGAAGAAGCGATTGCTACTTCTCCTATTGAAAACACGCGCACCGAAACTCTTTGTCAGTGGATTGATTCTCTTAGCAGTCCTTGGCCTCATGGCGTTCTAGAAGATACATCCGATAGCACACTAGAAATGGCTGTAGGGGCTTATACTGTATTCGGTTTCGATGTCAGTCCTTCACGCAGGAACGGATCATTGGTCGCAGGACAGCTACTCCCAGATGGGAGGATTGGCATCGGGATCTTAGAGACTTACAGCTCTCAGGTAGCAATCGATGAGCTGCGAATGGCAGCAAGTATAAAGGCATGGTGTGACATTTATAAGCCTCGCCTAGTCTGCTTTGACAAGTACGCCACACAAACAATCGCAGATCGTTTAGCCAACGCTGGAGTTATGGTTGAGGATGTCTCAGGTCAGCAGTTCTACAAAGCCTGTGGAGATCTATTGGAAGGCTTAGTCAATTTAAGAGTAGTTCACAATGGGCAGGCAGAATTGATCCAACAGATGAATAACTGTGCAGCTAAAGTCAATGACAGCGCGTGGCGCATAATTAAGCGCAAGTCTGCTGGAGATATTTCAGCACCTATCGGTTTGGCAATGATTGTATCTAAGTTAATGATCCCAGTTGCTAAACCTCAGATATATATTTAGACACGCCCTATCATATTGTCTAATCTCTTGACAAATGATACACTTTCTGTCTATGGGTAAATTATTGCAAACCTTTGGTTTAGAGCCTAAGCCTTTGTTAGAAGCACAGTCTGCACCACAGGTTCTTGGTGAGTACTCACCTTATGCAATGCCGTTTCAAAGTGCATACATCGGCAGAACAGAAGCAATGTCTGTCCCAGCACTTATGCGTTGTCGCAATTTACTTGCTGGCACAATCGGCGCAATTCCTCTAGAGCTTTACAAAAAATCTAATAATGAAGAACTTGGCTCACCGGCATGGTTAGAGCAACCTTCATACTCACAACCACGATCCGTAACGATTGCATGGACGGTGGACTCGCTTCTTCTATATGGCCAAGCCTTTTGGAAAGTGGTTGAGGTTTATCAAGAGGATGGACGCCCATCTCGCTTTGAGTGGATCGCTAACAATCGAGTGACAATAACTTTAGATGCGACTAATACATTTGTTAGATCTTACGCAGTTGATGGAA